CACCGTCTATCGAACACTTGGCGGCCTGGTTTATGGTCGCAGCACCCACCGGGGGAGCCGGTCGAGCACCCGGCACAGCCGCCCGCAGTAGACCGAGCCGGGGCGGGCGGGCCGGTTGAGGCACAGCAGGCAGCGCGGCGGGTCGTCGTCCTCGGTCTCGTCGGGCAGCTCGTCGCCGTTCAGCGGTTCCGCCGCACGGCTCGGAGCCAGTCGGTGTCCCCGTTGGCGGGCGCGGGCTGGCGCACGCCAGGCGGGACGTGGCCGGGCGGGGGCGGCGCGCCCGGCACGGCGGCGAGCTGCTCGACCAGCGCGTCGATGGCCTTGGTGTCGGCCTCGCCGTTCTTGATCAGCTTGGCCAGGTCGAGCACCCCGAGGGCGGCCTCGATGTTGGCGATCTTCCCGGCAGCGCGGGCGCGGAATTCAGCGGCGACGACCTTGAGCGTGGCGGCGGCCTCGGCCTCGGCCTTGCCCTCGGCGCGGGCGGTGGCGATGGCCCGCTCGGCGTCGGACATGGTGGTCGCCTTGAGCGCGGCCAGCTCGGTCTCCAGCCGCTTGCGGTCGTCCCGCTCGCGGGCCAGCGCGGTGCGCAGCTCGTCGGCGGGGTCAGTCGGCTGTGGTCCTCCTGGGGGCGCTGGCGGGGCCGGGGGTGGTGGTGCAGGGGCCGGGGGCGCGGGGGCCGGTGGTGACGGCGTGGGAGCCGGTGGCGGGGGCGCTGGCGGGGCGGGCGGTGTGGTCATCTGGTCCTCTCAACTACTCGGCGGGCTGGTCCTCGGGCGCGGGCACGGGCTCGGGCACCGGGGGCACCGGGGGCACCGGGGGCACCGGGGCGGGCGGTGGCGGGGGCGGCGGGTTGGCGGCGTTCATCGCCTTCCACTCCTCGATCTCTTGCGGGCTCGCGCCCAGCTTGGCCCACAGCACCTCTCGCGGGACGCCGAGCGTGTCCATCTTGACGGCGGCGTCGGTGACCTGCCCGAGGCTCCGGGTCTCCATGTCGGCCCAGATCGTTTCGGCTTCGACGTTGGTGGCGGCCGGGCTGCCGACGATCCCGAGCGCCAGCCGCATGGCCTCCTCGTACGCCTCGCCGATGTGGAGCGCCCGCCGCTTGGTCTTGGACACCAGGCCGACCTCGGCCGCCTTGATCGCGTCGGCGGCGAGGTTGATCATCTTGCCCATCAGGTAATGGGCCGGGGTCTGCGTGATCGCGGCGAGGTGGACGACGTCCTGCTCGATCGAGGTGAGGTAGCCGGTCAGCAGCGCCTCGGGGAACGACCCGAATTTCGCGCCGGGGTCTTCCGACGCCAGCAGCCGGTTGCTGCCGATGTCGAACGGGCGCAGCGCTTGGGTGGTGGTGGTCCCGTCCGGGCTGGCCACGATCTTGCGGGCGATCTTGATTCCCGTCGCCCATATCTGCCGGAACGCGCCGTAGTCGGCGCTCACCATCAGGTTGAACGTGGTGGTGTTGATCCGGTCGATGATGCTGGTGACCGGCTCGAACTCCGACCGGGGCGGCCCCAGCGTGCGGGGCTGCGGTCGCACCTCGATCATCGACACCGCGCCCACCGGGTTGACCTCGACCTCCGGGTAGCCGCCCGAGTCGGGCCACCACGTGGCGATCTCGTCGGGCGTCACGAGCACCTCGACCACCTGGCCGGTCCCGGTGAGCTGCGCCGGGTTGGCCAGCGCCCAGTCGTTCAGCCCCCAGTCGGCAGCGGCGCCGTAGCGCTTGTACCCGGCCAGCCGCTTGCGCCGGGAGCCGGGCTCGTACAGCACGGCGGCCTGGTAGGGCGACTCCACGCTGAGCGAGACCCCGGTCGGGTTGCTGTCGTCGGGCTGCACGAGCAGGAACGAGCTGCCGGTGACCAGCGCGTCGGTCTGGAGTAGCTGCGCGTCGGCGTCGAGCTGGCTGGCCTGCCACAGCGTCCACGCCAGGTCGTTGTCGTCCTCGGAGCCCATGCGGAAGCCGACCACCTCCAGGCGCTCGGCGACGGCGTTGACGATCAGCTCGGCCCAGTTGCACCCGGATTCGGCCAGGAACGTGCGGAACGTCTGCCGCTCCTCGGTGTCGAGCAGCGCGATGATGCCGGCCTCGTTCTCCCAGTAGGCGGCGAACCCCGAGGCGCGGGCCGCCTGCATGGTGAGCTTGAGCGCGGCGGCCTCGCGGAGCTGGTTGAGCTGGTCGGTGTCCACGGGTTGGCCTCCCTACCATCCGGCCGCGATGTAGTCGTTCTCAGGCTCGGCGGCGTGCCGGATCGCCCGGTCCAGCGCCATTATCGCGGCAACGATTGAGTCGATCTTGTCAGTCGAGCGCTGCTTGTCGGGCTTGACGTTCCCGGCCGGGTCGGTGCGGGTGATCAAATTCCCGGCCTGCCACCGGGCCACCGGGTTGCCGCCGTGGCGGTACCGGCCCGACGCGACCAGCCGCAGCAGCTCCTTGGTCGGCCCGGACATCGACGCGAATCCCTGGCCCTGCTGCATGAGGGGGAACCCCTCCTCGATCAGCTCGGAGCTGAGCTGCGTTGCGCCCCACCTGTCGAACGCGACCTCGCGCAGGTCGAACAGCTCGGCGTCGGCCCGCAGCGCCTCCTTGATCGCCTCGTAGTCGATCACGTTGCCCGGCGTGGTGGTGATCAGCCCCTCGGCCGCCCACAGCGACGCCCGGCCGCCCGTGCGCCGGTCGAGCTGCCCGATCGCCGATTCGGGGGTGAACACCCGCCACAGCACGTCGTGCCCGCCCTCGCCATCGGGGAAGTCCAGCGCGTAGCTGGCCAGGTCGATGGTGCTGGCCAGGTCGAGCCCGGCGAAGCACATCCGCCCGGTGAGCTCGAGTATCGGCGGGGCGGTGTCCCAGGTCGGCAGGTCGATGGCGCGGCCCGCCTGCGCGGTCTGCTGGTTGAGCCGGTACTGCCGGAACGCCCGCTCCTCGACCGGGTTCTTGATCGCCTTGGAGCACTCGCTGCGCAAGATGCGCGGGTCGAGGTAGTCCCCGAGGCCGGGGTTCGCCAGCGCCCACGTGGCCTCGGCGGTCCAGTCGGCGTCGCGGGGCGCGGCGTGCAGCACGACCAGCCGGGCGCGGTCCAGCTCGGGGTCTTCCAGCACCCGCTCGGACCATGCCCGCTCGGCCGCGGCGAACCCGGACGGGTCATTATCGGCGGTCGTCGCCAGCACGAGCAGCGGCTGGGACCGGGTGCCGAACCCGGTTCGGAGCGCGTCGTACAGCTCCCGGTTCGGCTGGGCGAGCAGCTCGTCGATGTACGCGGCGTGCGGGCTGGGCCCGAGCGCGCCCATCGCGTCCCCGGCCGTCACCGCGAAAAAGCTCGCGGTCTGCTCGTCCCAGATGCGGCGCTTGCCGAGCGCCACGTCGAGCCGCCTGGCGAGCAGCGGTGACAGGGTGACCATCCGGGCCGCGGCCGAGTACGCGAGCCCGGCCTGGTCTTTGTCCAGCGCCAGGCCGTACACCTCGGCCGACTCCTCGCCGTCCGCGACGAGCATGTAGAGCATCAGCCCGGCGATCAGCTCGGTCTTGCCGTTCTTCCGCCCGGTGCTCAGGTACAGCTCGCGGTACCGGCGCAGATACCTCTCCCAGGTCGGCTCCCACTGCACCGTGCCGAACAGCGGCACGATCAGCTCGGCCTCCTCCCACCCGGCCGGGATGAACGCCTGCCGGGCGTAGTCCCCTTTGGTGTGCACGAGCAGCTCGCGGAAGAACGCGAGGGCGTGGTCGGCCCGCGGGCGGCAGACGTGCTCCCCTCGCCGCATACAGACCGTCCCGTCGAACGCCCTGCGGCACGGGGGGAACCGGCGGCGATCAGTGCCGGTCATGGCGGCCAGCGTAGGCGTCGGGGCTGGTGGGTGGCCAGCGGCGGGATAGAACCACCTAACCGAGACCGCTGGCCACGACTCCACCATACGGTCGGCCGCTCGCATTACGGACTGTGAGGTAGACGACACGCAAACCGGCACTACTGGGGACCGGGGCGCGGTTGTAATGGGTGTACGGCCCCCACCCAGGGGGCCGGGGGGCAGCAGCCCCCAGGGAAGGAGAACCACCACCATGACCGACACCACCACCACCAGCACCCCGACCCGCGCCACCTGGAAGCAGCACGGCCGGCCCACCGCCCTGGAGTTCTTCGGAACCGAGGTGAAGGTGCCCGCCAGCAAGGGCGTGGTCGCCCACAAGATCGTGATCGAGGACAACACCGTCAAGCTGAAGGCCCGGAACGGCCGGGTGCTTGAGGGCGGGGCGTTCGGGGTTGCGACCAAGTTCTGGGCCGTGGTGCCCGAGGACGCCAAGCAGCCCGAGCCGGTGCGCGAGCCCAAGACCCCGACCGTGAAGCTGGCCCCGGTGGTCATCACGGCAGCCA